CGGGTACCAACCCCAAGGGTTCCTGTAATGGAGCTTAGAGGGCAATCTAGGAGCTATCAGGAGAGGGGTCTCGATGCACGTACAATGGAGAGGTACTCCACTACCCTGTATGGAGACGAGGTACACTTCGGTTACTACACCCCTGATGGCGAATTAACTGCAGTTAAAAAGCGGACACCTGATAAGAAGTTCAGCATCGAGGGGGACTGGAAACGTGCAGGTCTATTCGGTCAACACCTCTTCCCTTCGGGTGGACAGTACATAACCGTAGTCGAAGGGGAGATGGATGCTCTGTCTGCATACCAGATGTTTGGTGACAAGTATCCCGTAGTGTCTATTCGTAATGGGGCGCAGGGCGCGGCGGCGGATTGTCGTAGGGCGTATGAGTTCCTCGATCTATTCGACAACATCATCTTCTGCTTTGACAACGACGAGCATGGTAAGAAGGCAGCGCATGAGTGTGCAGATCTGTTTGGTGGTAAGGCAAAGATCTACCAGCACGGTGAACACAAGGATGCCTCTGACTACCTGATGCACGCCGACAAGGATGACTTCATCAAGCGGTGGTGGGCTGCAAAGGTGTACACACCTGACGGCATGGTGATGATAGGGTCACTCCGTGAGGCGATGAAGAAGCCACTGATGGAGGCTGAGGTACGTTATCCCTACAAGGGACTGGATGACATGACCTTTGGCATTAGACCGACTGAGCTAGTCACCATCTGCTCTGGGTCTGGACTGGGTAAGTCTACGTTCATGCGTGAGCTAGTCTTCTCCATTGCATCGCAGACCAACGAGAGGATAGGTCTAGCCTTTCTTGAAGAGACGCCTGACCGTACTGCTCGTGGACTAGTGGGTCTACAGATCAACAAACCAATACACCTACCCGGATGTGATTACTCCCCTGATGAGGTAGAGTACGTATTCAATACGTTAGATCTAGATGACCGTGTTGTACTGTGGGATTCGTTTGGCTCCAACCAGATCGAAAACGTGCTGGCTAGGTTCCGCTACCAAGTCAAGGTGCTAGGTGTTAGGTACATCATCCTCGATCACATATCCATTCTGGTATCGGATCAATCCAATGGCGATGAACGTAAAGCCATTGATGAGATCATGACCAAGCTACGTATGTTCTGTCAGGAGATGGAGATATGTATGTTTGTTGTTAGTCACCTACGTAGACCAGAGGGAAAAGGACATGAGGACGGTGCAGTCACCAGCCTTGGGCAGCTACGCGGCAGTGCGTCTATTGCTCAGTTGTCTGACATTGTCCTTGGTCTGGAACGTAATGCACAAGCAGAAGATAAGATGGTACGCAACACAACACACGTTCGTGTACTAAAGAACAGGTTCAGTGGTATGACTGGACCATCGTGTTCGTTGCTGTATAATAAAGATTCAGGACGGTTGACGGAGATAATGGAGTGAGATGCGTTGCTTGTAACAAGATACTCAATGACTACGAGTTAACACGTAGGTTCACTGGGTCGGGGGAGTTTGTTGACTTATGCAATGGTTGTGGTAAATTCCTTATTGAGGATGACGTTACCATTGAAGGTAACTTAGACTATGCACATTTATCAGACATGGAGGAATCATACGATGTCGAAGATGGGGAACTGGATAGTTACTCAGGAACAGAACTTGGAGATGAAGACCAATGGTAGAGAACTCACAGAGCGAGAAGAGTTGGACCTTGCCTACTACGAATATAGTGTTCTTGGATATAGAAACGGATGGTCTCCAGCCATCGGTAATACACTGCGTGGTGACGAAGAGACCAAACGAGGATCACTGTCTCCATACCTGTAGGGAATCCCTGTTCGAGGAACTAGCTAGGGGTGGTCACGTATGCGGCCACAACTACATAGGCTTTGACGGACCCGTGCTGGAAAAGCTATGGGACATACGGGTACATCCTGATCGGGTGTTGGATACACTGGTGATGTCGAGGCTGTTTCATCCAGACGTACAGGGTGGTCACAGTCTAGCTACATGGGGTGAGAAGTTACGTTTCCCCAAAGGAGATCATGATGACTGGAGTCAGTTGTCTGAAGCCATGATCCAGTACTGTATGCGTGATGTGTCAGTAACAGAGAGGTTGTATGAAACACTATGCATGCAACTACAGATGTACCACTTTACTGACACCAGTGTGTACCTTGAACATGCTGTTGCACACATATGCAGAGAGCAGGAAGAGAATGGGTTTGCTTTCAATCTTACTGGTGCAAAGCAACTAGAACGTCAGCTTGAGACTAAGATGTTGGGGATAGAGGCAGCACTGCAGAATGTATTTCCACCCATCGCAGAGGAGCAGAGATATCACAAGACAACAGGCAAACCTTTACCGCTGAAGTATCAACACTTCAACGTAGGGTCACGTCAGCAGATAGCTGAGAGGCTCAAAGACAAAGGCGCTGTATGGAAAGAGAAGACACCATCAGGTAAGGACAAGGTGGATGAGTCTACTCTGAAGAAGAACCTACACATACCTGAAGCCAAGATGGTACTGGAGTATTTGCTGTTACAGAAGCGACACTCTCAGGTACTGTCGTGGATCAAGGCAGAGAACGGAGGACGTATACATGGGAGGGTTAAACATATCGGGGCAGTCACGGGGCGTATGGCTCATTCTAATCCTAATCTTGCACAAGTGCCTGCGGTTTATGCAGATTATGGTACTGAGTGTCGTAGCTTGTTTATTGTTCCTCCTGACCGTGTTCTCGTGGGTGCTGATGCATCTGGTCTTGAACTACGTATGCTCGCCCATTACATGGATGATGAAGCGTATACGAAAGAAATCCTAGAAGGTGATATACATACGGCAAACCAACACGCGGCTGGGTTACAGACAAGGGCGCAAGCTAAGACGTTTATCTATGCGTTCCTGTACGGTGCTGGTAACGCCAAGATAGGATCTGTCGTAGGCGGCAATGCAAGACAAGGCGGTGAACTCAAAGACAAGTTCCTTGAGAACACTCCTGCGTTAGCTGAACTACGAGAAGACATAGCAATGCAAGCAGGGTCTGGGTTCCTTGACGGACTCGATGGTAGACGGTTACGTGTTCGTTCTGCTCATGCTGCATTGAACACACTACTGCAGGGAGCAGGTGCCATTGTAATGAAGCAGGCTGTTATACATCTGTATGAATTACTAGAGCATGTTGACTTCAAGCTGGTAGCACAAGTCCACGATGAGTGGCAAATAGAGTGTCATCCTGATGATGCTGAGTACGTAGGCAAGTCTGCTGTACAGGCAATCATTCAGGCTGGCGAAACCTTCAACCTTAACTGCCCACTGGATGGTGAGTACCGTATCGGTAGTAATTGGGCCGAAACGCATTAGCACAATCTGTAAATGTGTGGTATAATATTAGCTGTTAAATTAACTGGAGTTAATTATGAGTGAAGCAAACGTAAACCTTAAGTGCCAACTATACTGGCCTAACCTAACCATGAAGAACCAGCTTGCTAACAAGTACACGGTTGACCTAGCTCTCTTGTCAGACGAGGCAGTAACAGCACTCGAAGACATGGGGCTGAAGGTAAACAACAAAGGCGACGAGCGTGGTTACTACATCACCTGTAAGTCAAACAACAAGTACCGTGCGTTTAAACCTGACGGTGAGGAGTTGTTAATCAGAGGACGTACACCTCTTGATGACGAGGATGATCCTGATATGGGTGTTGTTGTTGCTAATGGTTCTGAGGCCAAGTGTCTTGTTGGTTACTACGACTGGGAGTACATGAAGAAGAAGGGGCGCTCACCTACCCTACGTCGCATGGTTATCTCTAACGTTGTAGAGTATGAGCCTGAGATGAATCTTGAGGAAGCCGTGTGATACTCATCGACGGTGACATGCTTGTCTATCGTGTAGGCTTTGCCTGTGACGAGGAACCAGAGAAGATAGCAATCCAAACTATGGCTAACTATATCTCTGAGATAGTCTCTGATCTGTCTGAGCATTACAACGATTACAGGCTGTACCTTACTGGCAGCAGCAACTTCAGAAACGAGGTTGCTGTTTCTCAACCCTACAAAGGTAGCCGTCCATCACGTAAGCCAGTGCATAAAGACTTACTCCGTGAGTACATGCTTGATGCATGGAAAGCGGAACTCTCTGACAACATGGAGGCTGATGACTGTATAGCTATCAAGTCTACTGAGTTAGAACACAAGTCTATTATCTGTTCTCTCGACAAAGACTTCTTGCAGATACCCACTAAGATATATGACTACACCAAGAAGGTCATGAAGGAAGTTGACGAGCGCTCTGCAACAGAGTGGCTGTATCGTCAAGCCTTGATGGGTGACAGGGTAGACAACATCGCAGGGGTACACGGCATAGGTCCAAAGAAAGCAGAGAAAGCACTAGCAAACTGGACAACAGAGAGGGAACTATATGAGCGGTGTCTTAAGTTATACGAAGACAATGAACTCAGTGCTGATAGACTCTATGAAAGCCTTCAGCTTCTATACCTTCTCAGATCTTCTGATGACAAGTATAGGATACCTGATGAAGTTTGACAGTAACCTAGAAAAGAAGCTGTACGCAGAGATGAAGAGCTGTACTTATCATCCTGCAAAGAAGATTAGCTACATCATACCTAAGATGTACGAGCCTGACTTCTGTTACAATAGTAACGGATGGATGACGTACATAGAGGTAAAAGGCAGATTCAGAACTAGAGAGGAGGCGCGTAAATACGTAGAGGTGCGTAAGGCGCTAGGTAAATATGAAGATCTTGTGTTTGTATTTCAGAATCCTAATACACCGATGCCGGGTTCAAGACGACGGAAGGACGGTAGTCGTTATCGTATGAGGGACTGGGCAGAGAAGAACGGATTCGATTGGTATACACCAAGTACTCTACCAAAGGAGTGGCTATGACTAGGCACTTAGTAATACCTGATACGCAAGTAAAACCTGACAGTAACTTTGATCATCTGTACTGGGCAGGGCGCTACGCCGCAGCAACTAAACCTGACGTTATCATTCATCTGGGGGATCACTGGGACATGCCAAGTCTCAGTAGCTATGACGTTGGTAAGAAGTCGTTCGAGGGTAGGCGCTATGTTAATGACATTGAAGCTGGTAACGAAGCAATGGCTAGGTTCCTAGAACCCATTGAGGCAGAACGTAAACGCCTGCGTAGAGGTAAGCGCAGACTGTGGAAGCCTCGCATGGTGTTCCTGTTAGGCAACCACGAGTACAGAATAGAACGGGCTATCGAATCAGACTCCAAGCTAGACGGGCTGATGTCATACAACGACTTCTATCTGGATAGCTGGGAGGTTGTGCCGTTCTTACAACCCATCATCATCGACGGTATAGCGTACTGCCATTACTTTACCAGCGGTGTGATGGGTCGTCCTGTTACTACTGCAAAGCTCATGTTGCAGAAAAAGTTTATGTCGTGTATCATGGGACATGTTCAGGATAGGGATATAGCTTATGCAAGAAAAGCAGATGGAAGTAGTATTACTGGTTTGTTCGCTGGCATTTTTTATACTCATTCTGAAGATTATCTGAACCCTCAGACTAACGGTAGCTGGTCAGGTATCTGGATGTTGAACGAAGTAAACAACGGATCATTCGATGAGCTACCAATTAGTATGAACTACCTCAGGAGAAAGTATGGATGACGTTCGACGAGTTGTTAGAACACGTTGCCGAACACTACGATGAGGTAACAATTATGGAAGCACTAGAGATCACGGCAGAGGATCTGGTAGAGCGGTTTGCAGATCGTGTGCTAGAGAAAGTCTACAAGTTTAAGGAGATGGAATGAGTATTGACGACGCAACTCCAGCAGAATGGGACGGTATTTCTATATTGAAGAAGCCAAAGGCAGACCCTGTAGAACAACCAGACCACTACAACAAAGGCGCTATCGAAGCTATCGAAGCAATCAAAGCATCTATGCCAGCCAACGAGTTCAATGGCTACTTGAAGGGCAACGCATTAAAGTACCTATGGCGGTACGATTATAAAGGTAAACCAGTAGAAGACTTACGTAAGTGTCGCTGGTACATTGACAGATTGATTAAGGAACTAATTTAATGGATGCATATCAACAATACATACACAAGTCCCGCTATGCACGTTACCTGCCAGAGGAACAACGACGGGAGACGTGGGAAGAAACAATCGACAGATACCTAAACTTCTGGGTGGAAAAAGGTAAGCTTACTCTTGAAGAAGCCAACGGTATCTTTGCAGACATTCACGATCTAAATGTTATGCCTTCAATGCGAGCGTTGATGACCGCTGGTGAGGCGCTAGACCGTGACAACGTCGCTGGTTTCAACTGCTCCTACTTACCTATCGACCACCCCAAAGCGTTTGACGAAATGATGTACGTCCTGATGTGCGGTACAGGCGTGGGCTTCAGCGTTGAACGTCAGTACGTATCTAAACTACCTGAAGTTGCGGAGGACTTCCATGACACCGATACCGTTATACACGTCGCCGATTCTAAAATTGGCTGGGCTAAAGCATACAGAGAGCTTATTAGCTTGCTCTATTCGGGTCAGCTTCCAAAGTGGGACGTAT